ATTTGTAATGTGATGTTCCAGGTTCAATGTATGCTTGTAATTCTTTAATACCTTTTGTTTTATAACTTCTTATTACTTTCATAAGTGGTCCTTATTTTAGTTTAGTTGGTCGTTGTAATAATTCTTGAGCCATGCGAGTAGCATCATGAATGCGTCTTGGTTCTGTTTTTGGAGTTGTCCGTTGTTGACGTATACTATCTAATCTTTTTCTTTCTTCAGGATAATATGCATTTCCTTTACCAGTACCTTTTTTTAAATCCATTACACGTTTACCCTGATGTATATCACCAGAAGTAGGAGGAGTATTATAGCCTCCAATATTTCCAGGTTTAACTTTAAGAGAACCAGTAGTATTAACTTTAGTAGAAGGAGGAGGAGTCATTTTATTAGTTTTAAAATTAGGTTTACCCATAGTATCAATAGGTTTACCTTTCATTGTTCCTGGAACAAAACTAGGAGCTTCTACATTAATAGTTTTAGTTTTAACAGTAATAACATTTTTCTTTTTAGTTTTATCTTTATTTAGATTTTTTAAAATATCACTAGAAGATTTACCTTTATTACCCCATAATTGAATTTTACCTAGTTCTTTTAAATTTTCAAAAAGATTTTTCTTTGGGTCAAGTGCCATTATTTTTTCCTTTTAACTGGAGTTGTTTTCTTTTTATTNTATGAATGTTTTTTACCACAAGCCATAGTCTTTTTCCTTTTCTTTTTACCATACTGTTGACCTTCTATAAAAGCACCAGTATTGCTAGTTAACATACTCATTAATAGTTAGGACCTTTTTTAGATATTGTAGGTCTACCATAGTTAGGATATTTAATACCACGTTCTAGTTTCCATGCATCTTGACTCATTCTACGTTTATGAGAAACAGAAATTTGTTCTGCTTTAGCATTAGGTATTTGTTTAAGAGTAACAAAAGAAGTTGATTTAGCTTCTGCTAAAAAATAACTAAACATTTGTACAGGTAAATCAGCAATAAAGTTATCACTTAATGTAAATATAACAGCACGTTTACCAAAAGCTTGAGATTTAGATTTTTGTAAATGTGTATCTGTTGTTCGAATATAGTTATCAAATACTACATACTCTTCATCAAAAGATGTATAGTATTCAGGAGCTCTATCTTTATAGATATTAAGTTTAATTCCTTGTAAACTATCTACTACTTGAACTTTACTATCTGTACTATTTCTAACATCTACATGATTAATAAACTCTTCAGGAGTTAAGTATTTAATTTCAGTATATTGATGTTTAGCTAACTCTGTTTTTCTTACATCATACTTAATCCAATGTACATTTTCAATTGTATCTGGTATTTTCATATGAGTAGGTCTAGTATCATTAGCACTGTCTAATTGAAACAACTCATTAAAATGTGGATAGTCTCTACCATTAACAATATTAAAATAAGTAGTTTTAATTATTTGGGCTACTTGCAAAGATTCTACTGAATCATTAATGCTATTGACTTCATCTGAATCCATATCAGATAAGATGTCTTGAGTCATTTCAAGTAGTGTCATCTTAGCCATTAGCTATGTCCTTGTATTATTAATTGAATAGAAGCATAGTCAACTGTACATGCTCCATCTGCTTTTGAATATATTTCTAAATAGTCTGAAGTTGTTAAACTTACAACAGTAGATAAAGTAATAGAACCCCAAGTATTAGTAGACAAAGTTCTAATAACTCTTGAGCCTGTAAGTTCTGTACCATTTTTAAATAGAACCCATTCTACATTTTTATCAGCACCTGATGCTTGTTTAGTAGCAAGAGATAATTGTACAAATGCTGTAATAGTTTCTGTACTTGAATATGTAATTCTAAGATTAGGAGTAGTAACAATAGTAAAACCATCATTAGCTCCTGTAGTTATTGTATTATTGAGTACTGTATCTGATGTAGTAGTTGTATGTTGATATGCTGGAGTTGCAGAATCAAAACCTGTCCATGCTCCAAGCCCTTTGTCTTTATCTTTCCATGTACCTGAGCCTGCACCATTAGCTACATAAACTTGACCTGACGTAGCACTAGCTGCACCTTTAGGTTCATGAATGTCTGGGTCTGTAATTACATTATGTTGTATTGTCATTTAAATTCCTTAAAAGGAGTGGGGTCCGAAGACCCCTATCCTTATACTTCTACGTGATATTCAACAATAACTGTTGCAGTACCAGCAGTATATGTGCCAGTTGCAGCTACTGTTAGTTCACCAGCATTAGCACCGATACTAGCACCAACTAATGCACCGTTGCCTTCAATAACAGCACCAGCAGTAGTTGGAGTAATAGCAGCGTCTAAGCCGTCAGCGTCAATAACTGTACCATTACCTTGGTATAAGCCTACATTAAGGCTAGTACCTCCAGCCCATGCAGTACCTGTAATCCATTTTGAGGATACGATAGTTGCATTTGCTGGGATAGCAAATTGTAAGTTAGTTGAGCCATAGGTAGGTAAATCAGAGTAATCAAATTGCCATTCAGCACGTTTAACTTGTCCTGTTGATTTAGCCTGACCGCCCCATTTTGCATCTTTGCCTCTTGGTCCATAGTGATTAAGGACATTGATGCCAGCTGTATTTTCATAAGCCATTTTTATTCTCCTTAATAGTTAGATGGATGAGTTAAAATAACACCAAGAGTGTCAACACGTTGAGCACCTAAGCCATAACGTGATGTTACTTGATACTTGTCTGCACGTTCTTCGTTGTCTCTCCAGCCTTCTGTCTGAGGAGCTCGTCTCCAAGCATGCATAATTGGCTTACATGTATCATCTGCTACGCACATGAAAATGTTAGCCTTATCACCAACAGCTGCTGTTTCAGATGTTAAACCATATGCAGAAGCGTTAATAGCTTCAGTAGCTGTTAATGTAGGTAAGAAGTTAGAAGTGTAAACATCCCAACCAAATACGTTTCTTACGAAACGATGGTCACGAGCAAAACCTTCTGTTACCATACCTTCAAACATTGGGTTGTTTGATACGTTAACTAAGTTTGTTAAGCTATTTAATGTAGCTTCAACAACAGGGTCAACGATAGCAATACGACCACCAGCTGGTGAGTTTGCTTTATCAAATGCAAGCTTCATAGAAATGAAGTCTTCCAATGTAATAGTTCTAGCATTAGCTGCTGCAGAACCAACCCAACGGTGTGGTCGACCATTAACTAAGTTAAGGTTAGCAGCTGTTTGAGCTGTATTAGCTACGCTTAGGAAACGTGTTTCATGGTTTTCACCAAGAGCACGTGTTGATTCCATAGCACGCATAGCCATTAAAGTATCAACTTGAGAACCATCTTCACGAAGGTCATCAGAAACTTTCCATGCATCACCAACGTAGTCAGTGATAGTAAGAGTTAATGTGCCTGTGTCGATAGGACTATAGTTGAGAGGAGTATCCTCAGCTGCATCTTGAATTGTTACAGTACCTACTGTCTTGATGTTTAAAGTTGTACCTGAACCGAAGTCTGTTACATCTCTCCACATACCTTCAGGAAGTAGATAGTCATGTAAGTTCTCAAGAATAAACTGTGAATACTGTTGTGCTTCAATAAAAGCACTAGTATTACTTGTCAATTGTGACATAATTTATCCTCTACGCTTGTTGTTTAATTTTCTCACCAGCAGCTCTCCAAGCATTAACTAAATCTTTAGTAGACTTATTTTTACCTACTCGAGCTGAAAGCTCTCCTGTAGGTTTAGTTTGTGCTAAAGATTCAGTATTTACAGAACCAGAAGACCTAGCTACATTAGATGGAGCTGAGTCAGTAAGCCCTGCTAGTCGTAAGACTACACTAGGTGAACTAGTAGCGAGACTGTTAAGTTGTTGAGTTGACATACCTAACTCACCAGCAAGTTTGTTATAAACAGTTTCTGCTTGAGACCCATACTTACTCTGAAATTTTTTAGCTACAGAGTCAGCATTTTGTTTAGCAGTCTTGGTCTGTTCATTACGCTGAAGTGTTTGATTTACCAAACTCATAATAGCGTCTTCGTTTAACTCAACCCCTTGAGTGGTGTTCTCTGCGGGTTGTCTAGTTTCAGACTTTAATTCATCAAGAAGTTCTTGTGTAGTTTTGCGTTTAGTTAGTTCTTCTTTTAACTGCGCCATCTCTTCCTCTAAGGTTTTGATGTGCTGTTGAGCATGAGGAACTGACCTAAGTGCTTCCACTGCATTAGCATACTTCTTACCCTCACCAACTAAGTCTTGAGCTTCTGTCGGAATTTCAAATAGTTTTGCTTGGGTATCTGTTTGTTGAGTTTCTTGGGTATTTGACTCAACAGATTGTTCTGTTATTGTTTCTTCTGTCATGTGTTATCTCCTTGGTCAGGCAATAAACTATACAGTTTTGTAAAAGCTTTTTGAATGCCTTGGAGATAAGCTTGATGGTATGACCATGAGGGCATACTAAAGTTTTCTTCATCCATTGCTTTTCGTTGAGCTAATTTAATCTGTTCGTTACAGTAGTTTTTAATCTCTTGTAATGTTTCTTGTTTACTTAGACTCTTACCTTTGTCAGATTTCAAATCCATATATTTATTATACCATAAAATTAATAAAATGTCAAGTTATTACTGTGGTAATGGGGGATTTACCATAGCTTGACCAGCTATTTCTTGGTCTAACATAGCTTCTTCCATTCCTGGAGCCATAGCTTGACTTTGCAAATCTTGTTGAATTTGCATCTTAAGTTTTTCTTGTTCAGCTCCTTCAAATAACATAGCGTTATCTTTAATGAAGTCAAACTTTTCAAAACCCATGTACTCTTCAACCATATTTGCAAGTTTTTTAGCAGAAATATGGGGAGCAATCATTTGTCCTACTGGACTATTAAAGACTCCT